CACTATCTGCTGCGTTGTATGTTTCACTCAACGACCAATCTTGTCCAGATGTGGTGACAGTGTATGTGCCAGCACCAGTGGAAACACCACCCATCGTGCCTGCTGTGATGTTAGAACCAGAGGCAGAATAACTACCACCGATTCTTACAGCAGTAGAGCGAGCAGCATCAACAGTCAGTTGAACGCTAGATGCATGTTTAGTAACAAGACCACCAGCGTATGCAGGTGTTGCCATCAAAATCATTACGATAGGAAGAAGTTTACGCATTTTTCCATCGATTAAGAGTCCTATCTATATGTAGGTGGGGGAAACATTACAAGTTTGTTCGGGTTGACACACATACATTTTCTCGCTATCTTTATTAAATAATACGGTTGCCTTCGGGGACCACACAATCAAACTCGCTTTTAAAGGAGCATAACAAATGACTGGACTGCGTAAGTTCGGCACCAAAGATTTGGGTGCCATCGTTGATGCTGCAGAAAGATACAGCGTCGGACTAGATGACATTTTCTACAGACTGCATTCCTATGGGATGGGTTCTGTTAACGAAGCATATCCTCCATATAATCTCGTGAAAGAATCTGAGATTAAGTGGCGGATTGAAATGGCACTTGCTGGTTGGGGCAAGGACGAAATCGAAGTAAGTACAGAATCGAACGTCCTCCTAGTCAGGTCTAAGGCGGCGAAGTCTAAAGGAGAAGAAGAGTATATGCATCGTGGCGTTGCAACTCGGACATTCGCCAGAGGATTCAACTTGAGTGATGATGTTGAACTTGGAACAGTGACTTTTAATAATGGTATGCTTGTGATAGAATTACGGAAGATTATTCCTGACCACCAAAAACTGAAAGTTTATGAAATCAAAGATTAAACAAATTCTGTTTCATCCTGTCACTCATTTTAATGTCTTGGTGGTAGGTTTTCTTTTTATTATTCAATCTATGCATACTCACGCTCACTACACTATGAGTCTTGATGCTGATAGTTACGTTCGTAACTTCTGCAAAAAGAATATTGAAAAGTGTGAGAGGATTATCTCTGACTTTGATTAGTGTATACATAGTATACAACCAAAGAGACCTTCGGGTCTCTTTTTGTTTGAGGAGTAAAATGAGTCTTTTAGATTATGTACGTTTGTACGATATTGAAGATGACAACTTCTGTGATTCTGTAGTTCGAGAATATTCTACTTACGAGTGGGAGAAACATGAATGGGGTCACAATGATGGAGAAACTCATCACGCCGAAGACGACAATACAGAAATTCTTTTTCCAGAAAACAATCTAGTGTTTGACATCTGTGGAAAAGTTTTTAAAGATTATTCTGAGCATTTTAGCATTGGTCTAGTCGAATTTACTCCTCCAAGGATAAGTAGATACCCAGAAGGTTCATATCTTCGCTCCCATCATGACCACAATAAGGATATATTTGATGGTGAACGAAAGGGAATACCAATCTGTACTGCTGTTGGGTTGTTGAATGATGATTTTGAGGGAGGAAATTTTTTCCTATCTGAGGAAGATATTGAAATGAAAAAGGGTCATGTAATCGTTTTTCCATCAATCTTTCTCTATCCCCATGAAGTCAAAAGAGTGACAAAGGGCACTCGCTATTCCTTTGTATCGTGGGCATGGTAACATGAACGTCTATGTAAACTTAAAACCGAATAATTTTGATGGCGATACTGACCTCTTGACAGTAGAAGTCCCAGCATCTTATACTGATGAACTTCTACGATACGTTAGACCTATCGCAGAACAAAAGAATATTAACGAAGACAAAATCCTTAAAGACATTATTAAGGAAGCAGTACTAGAAATTGAAAGGAGGAATTATGAGCGTAAGAATCGTAAGACTAAAAAACGGTGAAGATATTATCTCTGACATTTATGAGGTAACTTCAAATGCTGAAGGTGAGGAGAATAAGACTCCCGTTGCATACCAACTGAGGCATCCATATTCTATCTGGATTAATTCTGGAATGGAACTTAATATTCAGTCTGGAGATGAAGATGGAATTCATAAACTGAATGAACCAGAAGTTGTTATGGAACCTTGGTTGCCACTGTGTAAGCATGACCACATCTTCTTCAGAATTGATGAAGTAGTATCTGCATACGAAACACATGACCAAGTTGTTGAAAAGTACACTGAACTGATAGAGGCAAAAATTAATGGAAAACGTCAAACTGATTCTTCTGAAGGACAGGAGTGAGTACCTTCTTGGTGCTGTAACTGAGCTTGATGAAGAACCAAGTATTCTCATTGAAAAATGTGTAGAAGTATTTGGTGATGATGAAATTCGACCCTTCCCTCGTTACTCGGAACAGCGAGATTTGTTCTTGACATCCGAGGTAATTTTGACTATACTGGATCCGACACCGAAGTTGTTGGAGAAGTACGAATCTCAATGAGCCGTTTTTATACAAACGTACAACTCGCTGGCAATACTATCCTTTACCGTGGGTATGAGAATGGGCAAAAAGTCCAGTCTCGTACCCATTTTAGTCCTACTCTTTTTGTTTCTTCTAACAAACAGGAGAAGTATAAAACCCTAACTGGCGATTATGTTAAACCTGTTAAGTTTGAAACTGCCAGGGAAGCACGGGAATTTATTGCCCAGTATGAGGGAGTAGAAGGATTTAAAGTACATGGATATGAGAGATTCGTATACCAGTTTATTTCACAGGAGTTCCCTGACGAGGTAGATTATACTATTAGTCAGATGAAGATTTTCGCAATGGACATTGAGGTCCAGTGTGAGAATGGATTCCCTAATGTAGAAGAAGCAGCAGAGGAGATGTTGTCTATCACCATTAAAGACATGGTGACCAAGCAGTATTACTGCTGGGCAACTCGTGAGTTTGAAGCACCCAAAGGTGTAGAGACTCATATCTTCTGGACTGAACATGAAATGCTCAACCATTTTATTGGGTGGTGGGTAGAAAATACTCCTGATATCCTGACGGGTTGGAACGTGAACTTGTATGACGTTCCTTACATTGCTCGTCGGGTTAATCGTGTGCTTGGGGAAAAATGGATGAAGAGTCTGTCCCCTTGGAATCGTGCAAATGAGAGGGAAGTTTATGTCCAAGGACGCAAAAATTATGCTTACGATATCTCTGGTGTTAACATCCTTGACTATCTGGATCTTTATCGCAAGTTTACATATTCAAACCAAGAGTCTTATCGTCTCGACCATATTGCCTTCGTTGAACTCGGACAAAGAAAGGTAGACCATAGCGAGTACGAAAACTTCAAAGACTTCTATACCCGTGACTGGCAGAAGTTTATGGAGTACAACATCCAAGACGTTGAACTTATTGACCGATTGGAAGATAAGATGAAGTTGCTTGAACTTGCCATCACCATGAGCTATGATGCTAAGGTGAACTTTGAAGATGTGTATAGTCAGGTCCGTATGTGGGACACGATGATTTATAACTATCTTAGTGAGCGTAACATTGTTGTACCCCCTCGCAAAGGTGCTAAGAAGGATGAAAAATATGCAGGAGCATACGTCAAGGAACCGATTCCTGGAAAGTATGATTGGGTTGTATCTTTTGACCTTAATAGTCTGTACCCTCACCTTATTATGCAGTACAACATCTCGCCAGAGACACTTGTTGACCAGAGGCATCCAACGGCAACAGTTGATAAGATTCTTACAGAGTCATTAGACATCAATGGTGAGTATTGTGTCTGTGCTAATGGTGCCCAGTATCGAAAAGATATTCATGGGTTCCTACCTGAAATGATGCAGAAGATTTATGATGAACGAACAATTTACAAAAAGAGGATGCTTGCCGCAAAGCAATCCCTTGAACATGCCAAGACACCTGCAGAGACCGTGGCACTACAAAAGGATATTAGCAAGTTCAACAACATCCAAATGGCAAGGAAGATTCAACTCAACTCTGCCTATGGTGCCATCGGAAACCAGTACTTCCGATATTACAATCTGGCAAATGCTGAGGCAATCACTCTCTCGGGTCAAGTCTCGATTCGTTGGATTGAGAACAAAATGAATCAGTACCTGAACAAGGTACTAAAAACTGACGGAGAAGATTATGTTATTGCCTCAGATACTGACAGTATCTATCTTAATCTGGGTCCTCTTGTTGATTCTGTATACGGAGGGCGAGAGAAAACTGATGTTAGCATCGTTAAGTTCCTTGATAAGGTGTGTCAGATGGAACTTGAAAAACATATTGACCGTTCTTATGAAGCGTTGGCGAAATACGTAGGTGCTTATGAACAGAAGATGCAGATGAAGCGAGAGAACATTGCCAACAAAGGACTCTGGACTGCTAAGAAGCGATACATCCTTAATGTATGGAACAGTGAGGGTGTTCAATACGCAGAACCCAAACTTAAAATCATGGGTTTGGAAGCAGTCAAATCTTCTACTCCTGCTGCTTGCCGCACTGCAATTAAGGAGTGTATGAAGGTTATCATGAATCGGGATGAGGAATCGGCACAAAAATTTATTGCAGATTTCCGAGACGAGTTTTCTTCGTTACCAGTCGAAGATATTTCTTTCCCCCGAGGGTGCAATGGAATAAATAAGTGGTCCAATCCTGCGACCATCTATAGCAAAGGTACACCTATTCATGTTCGTGGTGCGTTATTGTATAACTTCTATAACAAGAAGAACAAACTAACACATAAGTATCCATTGATTCAAGATGGTGAAAAGATTAAGTTTGTTTATCTGAAGACACCCAATAAAATTAATGAGAATGTAATCAGTTATCTTGGTACATTCCCTAAAGAGTTTGGTCTTGACAGACAGGTGGACTATGACCTACAATTTGAAAAGTCGTTCTTGGAACCTATCAAAGTAATCATGGACACGATTGGATGGCAAGCAGAAAAAGTAGCATCACTGGAGTTTCTATTTGGATGAATAAAACAAAGTTCGTTGTTTCGTATCAAAATGCATTTGGGTTTTCTCCTAGAGAAGAGAAAACTTTTGAGGATATGAAAGAAGCACAATGGTTTGAACGTGCCATGAAACGTTCTAATTATATTACAACATTATTGGAGGTCAAAGAGTGAATTTTCTGCAGGACGTAGTAAAGGAAATTGGTAATGAATATGCAGGACTTGTTAGTGATGGTGTCGCAGCAGGAGATACTTCTGGTTTCATTGATACTGGTAGTTACATTTTCAATGCTCTGGTTAGCGGTTCAATCTACGGTGGAGTCCCCTCAAACAAAATCACTGCTATCGCTGGTGAGTCTTCTACTGGCAAGACTTTCTTTTGCCTTGGGATTGTCCAGCATTTTCTTGAGTCTGACCCCAATGCTGGGGTAATCTATTTTGAGTCTGAGTCTGCTATTTCTCGTCAAATGATTGAGGACCGAGGCATCGATTCTCAGCGCATGATGATTGTCCCTGTTACTACTGTGCAAGAGTTTCGTACTCAAGCAATCAAGATTCTTGACAAGTATCTAGAACAGAAACCTGAGCAACGTCAACCCATGATGTTTGTTCTTGACTCTCTGGGTATGCTGTCCACCTCTAAGGAGATTGAAGACTCTGAGGCAGGTAAAGAGACTCGTGACATGACTCGTGCTCAGGTTGTGAAGTCTATCTTCCGAGTATTGACTTTGAAGTTGGGCAAGGCAGATGTTCCTCTGCTCGTGACTAACCATACCTATGATGTTGTCGGTGCCTATATTCCCACCAAGGAAATGGGTGGAGGTTCTGGTCTGAAGTATGCTGCTTCTACTATCATCTATCTGTCTAAGAAGAAAGAGAAAGATGGTACTGAAGTTGTAGGAAATATCATTAAGTGTAAAGCAGCAAAGTCTCGTCTCACTAAGGAAAACTCTGATGTTGAAACCCGTCTGTATTACGACCGTGGACTGGACAAGTATTATGGACTATTGGAACTGGGTGAAAAGCACGGAGTATTCGAGAAGCGGGGCAATCGTATCGTCATTGGTGAATCTGCTGTTTATCCTAAGTCTATTCTCGCTGATCCCGAGAAATACTTCACGCCCGAAATAATGCAAGCACTTGATGAAGCAGCAGCAAAGGAGTTTCGTTATGGGAACTGAACTTAAAGATTTTATTCGAGTATATGATGGTGTCGTAGAAGAAGGTTTTTGTAAAACTGTAATTGAATCTTTCAATTCCTCCGACTTCGAATATTTCGATAGGGAACAAAGACCTTCTTTTAGTGAGTTGAATATTTCCAAAAAATATTTGGAAAAGGATAAAGTTTGGATGTCTATCCAAGCAAAACTACAAAACTCTTTTATTGATGCTATTGAATTGTACATGAAAGATTTGGACTTAGGTCCAGACTTTCCTTCGAAGTATGCCTTTGAAGAATTTCGTATCAAGATGTACAACAACAATGATTACGACCAATTCAAAGACCATGTTGATGTTGGAAACTACAACTCTGCTCGCAGATTTCTAGTTTGTTTTTTATATCTTAATGATGTAGAGGTTGGTGGGGAAACAAATTTTCCTAAACTTACCCATTCAGTGTCGCCAAAGTGTGGTAGAATACTTCTGTTCCCTGCTACCTGGCAGTGGAGACATGCTGGATTGCCACCATTAACATCCAAAAAGTACATCGTCGGAACTTACCTGCACTACGTATGAACCTAGAAGTAACCATTCTCAGTAACCTCATTTATAATGAGAAGTATACTCGTAAGGTTCTTCCTTTCTTGAAGTCTGATTACTTTACTGCAAGAGAGCACAAGATTATCTTTCTTGAAATACATGAGTATGTAAGTCAGTATGATGCAATGCCTTCGCTAAATGCTATTGGCATTGAGTGTCAGGAAAGAACTGACCTTACAGAGGAACAGTTTAAAGAGATTATCGGAGTCCTAAATGTCCTTTCCAATGATACCGCAGACTTTGACTGGCTCATTGATACTACAGAAAAGTGGTGTCAAGAGCGTGCAATCTACCTATCGCTTATGGAGAGTGTCAAGATTGCTGATGGACAGGATTCCAAACGTGATAAAGGTGCCATTCCATCGATTCTTTCTGAGGCACTTGGAGTATCATTCGACCAACACGTAGGACACGATTATGTCTCGGACGCAGAAGCACGCTATGATTTCTACCATCGCAAAGAAGATAAAATCCCGTTTGACCTTTCGTTCTTCAATAAGATTACGAAGGGCGGTCTCCCTAACAAAACTCTCAATATCGCACTCGCTGGTACTGGCGTCGGCAAGTCTTTGTTTATGTGCCACTGTGCCGCTGCGACGCTTCTTCAGGGTAAGAACGTCCTTTATATCACGATGGAAATGGCGGAGGAGAAAATCGCTGAACGTATTGACGCAAATCTTCTCAACGTCCCGATCCAACAACTAGGTGATTTGCCTAAGTTGATGTTTGACAAAAAGATGGCAAACCTTTCTAAGAAGACTCAAGGTAAGCTAATTATTAAAGAGTACCCAACTGCCTCTGCTCATGTCGGACATTTTAAGTCTCTTATTAGCGACCTTGCTCTTAAGCGGTCTATTCGACCCGATATTATCTTTGTGGATTACCTTAATATCTGTGCTTCCCAGAGATATAAAGGCAGCATTGTCAACTCCTACACCTATGTCAAGGCAATCGCAGAAGAACTTCGGGGTCTTGCTGTGGAGTGTAACGTTCCTATTATCAGTGCTACGCAGACCACTCGTTCAGGTTACGGTAGCACTGATGTTGACCTTACTGACACTAGTGAATCCTTTGGTCTCCCTGCTACTGCTGATCTTATGTTTGCCCTTATTAGCACGGAGGAGCTTGAGGGCATGAATCAAATCATGGTCAAGCAACTCAAGAACAGGTACAATGATATTGCTTCCAACAAAAGATTCTGTGTAGGTATTGACAGAGCGAAGATGAGGTTGTATGATGTAGAGGAGTCTGCTCAAGAAGACCTGGTTGATTCTGGTCAAGGTTCTCAAGAACAGCAAATCGATTTAGTTAAAAAGTTTACAGCAAAGAAAACATTCCAAGACTTAAAGTATGATTGACCCTAAGAAGTATGTTGAATTCGTCGATGCCGTCACGTCGAAAGAAAGCCAAGACTACGCTCATTTTGCTGCCCGCCTTTTTGAACTTGAGCGGTCGGGATTTCCTACCCAGCGACTGCTTACTGCTGCTGTAGGAATGTCTGCTGAGGCAGGTGAGTTCACCGAAGTTGTGAAGAAGATGGTCTTCCAAGGTAAACCTGTCAACGAAGATAATATCTTCCATCTCAAGCGTGAACTTGGTGACATCATGTGGTATGTTGCCCAAGCATGTATTGGTCTCGGCGTTTCCCTTGAGGAAGTTATTGAAATGAACGTGGACAAACTTGTGTCCCGTTATCCTGGTGGTGAGTTTGATGTTCACTACTCTGAGAATCGTCAAGAGGGAGATGTATAGTCTCTGGATACATCTAGTAGCATTCTTCCAGGTGGTTGTGTTGAACTGTGTTCAGCCTGCCAACTGGAAGTATTGCTATAGGATGGACCAATGGTTAATCCCTGATGTTGTTGAAGGGTATCAGATATGGTCAGGACAGAAAAAGGTCTACCAGAATGAAAAGGATTATCTAAATAGTCTGGACGATGTAATTGAGTAGATGAGCAACAGTCCTTCTAAAGTTTTTCTTGCACTGAATGAAGTTCTTCAAGATATTGAAGTTGACCAAGTGAAAGAAAGTCCTACTATGCAGAAGATGCGTGTTGTCACTGCAGAGCGTGCAGAAGTTCAAGGACAGATTCACGAAAAATTAAAAAAATTGGGGGTTCGGTTTGACACTACAGTTGTTAAGTCTGAGTCCTCTTTTGCTGTAACTGAAATTCCTATTGATGACCCAGAAGAGGGCAAGTATAAGATTCGTTTAATCTATAAGAAGAAAGGTGGCGGAGGTTCTGGAGCAGGTGCAGAAGTAACTAAGTTATCTGAATCTGCACAGTGTATGTTTGCTGCACTTGCATGGAAGAAAGGTGGGGATGTTGGTATTGCTGACGTTACTTGTGAAAACTTTAATGATAAAAAGGTGAAGAGTAAAACAATTACCGATGAAAATTATGATAGGATGTGTAATGAATTAGATGATGCCTGGATTAACTCTTGTATTGCTGGAGCAAATAAGTTAAGAGCAACATACGGAAAGAGTAACAAGTATAAGTTTCATAGAGGTTCCCCTCAGGTCAATGCGATTGAAGGGCACTTCAAACGAATCAAGAAGTTGGAAGGTGTTAGGATGGACCTTAATAAATGGTCTCCTGCAGACATCTATTTGATTCGTGATGATTTTGATATCAAATGTCTTGCAGCAGAGAAAACTATTCTTGGTTTGAATGCTTGTATGAGGCAGCATCTTGATAGCGGTGAACTGATTGGGGTTTCTCTTAAAAAGATTACTAGCGGCGCAGCACAACTGAAACCAATGAATCAAGCTGGAACTACTCCAGTAGTTACCTATGATGGTTATGAGTTAAGTGCAGATTCGATGGATGGATATTTGAAATGTAAGGTAGGAAATAAGTCTGCAAAGATTCAGTTCAGAAGTTTCGGTGGTGAAACCTCATTGACTGGTTGGCAGGGTGAAGTTAAAGGTGCATCTGCAAACCAGGGTAAGATTTCTTATGGTCCTATTAACTTGATTCTTAGAAATCATGGTGTTGGACAGGTTGACGCTGGTGCATCAGCAGACGCTAAAAAGAATGATGATAAAACTGCTTTGAGGATTGCTAAAGGAATGATTGAACTTGGAACATGGTCTGGAAAGGCAGAGAGTTACAAGATGTTGGTTAAGTCAAAAAGTAATAAGTGGAGATATTCAAAACTGCAAGTAGTTCAGTTACTTACTATTATGGAAAATCTTAATAGTAAAGAAAAGCAAAATCAAGTTATGGAAGACCTGTTTTTGTATGCGTCTAGTCAGTCTCAGTACTCGGCACCATACATGAAGATGGAGTGACACTTTAAGAACTGGCACAAGACCATGTGCGACTCCACTCTGACGTGCTATAATAGTGGTATAGACACGGACGGAATGCCGAACAAACACCTTGAGCACTTGGAGGATTCGATCTTTGATGGTCGTCGCGTAGCATTGGGTGCTGTCAAGCAAGCACTGACCTGTAAGAACATCAGCGTCAAGTGGGACGGTGCTCCTGCTATTGTGTTCGGCACCAATCCTGAGAACGGTATGTTCTTCGTTGGCACCAAGTCGGTGTTCAACAAAAAGAAAGTTCTTATTAACTACACTTACGATGACATTGCGAAGAATCATAAAGGCAACGTTGCGGATATCCTTCGTCTATGTCTTCGCTATCTTCCTCATATCAGTGGTATTGTCCAAGCTGATTGGATCGGTGTCGGTGGGGGCAGTGTTTATTGCCCTAATACTGTGGAGTATCGCTTTGCCACTCCGATTGGTCAACAAATTATTCTAGCACCCCATACTTCTTACACTGAGATTTCTCCTGACGCAAAGGCAACCCTTGGTGTGAAGTTGCAGTCTAGTAACTTCTGTCGTTTCATTGATACGACTGATGCTAAACTCAAGCGTTGGAACAATCTGAAACTAGCAGCAGAGATTGTTGCAATGATTCCCTTCTGTAAGGTTGGACATAGTGCAGAACTGAAGAAGCATGTCAATAGTTTCATTCGGAGTGGTGAGATTCCTAGTGCTGCCGTTATGTACAATTCGTTACCTGATAAATATAAGCAAGAGGTTAACGTGTCTACCTTTAAGGTGTGGCATAAAATCTTCCAACTGAAACAGCGTCTACTCGATGCGATTATCGTTAATGGGACAGTTGAATGTTACATCGATGGGGAACCTGCCCAGCATGAAGGTTTCGTAACTGTTTCTGATAATCCCTACAAACTTGTAGACCGACTGACTTTTAGTAAAGCAAACTTTAATCTTAATAAAAATTGGTAGAATGAAAAAGTTCAGTGCTTTCCTAACTGAAGCCGAAAAATCCTTCGCAGCAAAGGCTGCACAGACTTTAAAACTTAAACATATTGGTTACGGACGTTATGCCGACGCTTCGGGCAACGTAACTCATATGTCTAAGGATGGAAAACTTGTAAAGGTTGACCCCAAGAATCCTGACACTACGCCAACTCAACAGAATGGAGAAGAAGAAACTGGAGATGGCACGGGTAAGGTCGATCAAGGCACAATATCTATTACATTCGGAAGATTTAATCCACCTACTGTTGGGCATGAAAAACTTCTTGCAAAAGTAGCAAGAGAGGCAAAATCAAATGGAGGAGAGTATAGAATATACCCCTCAAGGTCGGAGGATCCTAAGAAGAACCCCCTCGACGCAGGGACTAAAATTAAATATATGCGGATGGCATATCCAGACCACGCGAATGCGATTGTTGATAATGCTGACATGCGTACCATTTTTGACGTTCTTACCGCCCTCGATAATGACGGGTATAGCAGCGTTAACATTGTGGTGGGAGGTGACAGGGTTAGTGAGTTCAACTCACTTGCCCAGAAATACAACGGAGAGCTATACACATTTGACGAAATCAAAGTGGTGAGTGCTGGCGACCGTGACCCTGATGCTGAAGGTGTAGAAGGAATGTCTGCATCTAAGATGCGTAAAGCAGCAGCAGAAGGAGACATTGATTCGTTCCAGCAGGGCATTCCCGAAGGGCTCGGCAAGGACGGTGCTGAGAAGTTATTCATGCTTCTTCGTGCAGCAATGCAGGTTGAAGAGTTTGATGACTTTGCAGATGCATCATTCCAACTTCATGAGATTGCCCCTAAGTTAGACCCTAGGGGAATGCGTGAAGCATACTTTGAGAATGAACTTTTTAAGGTTGGCACCTTTGTTGAAAATGTAAATACTGGTGTGATTGGCAAAGTTGTCAGTAGAGGCAGCAACTACATCATTTACATTGATGAGCACGAGACTATTTTCCGTTGCTGGTTGAAGGATTTGGTTGAAAGAAACGATATTAAGTTATTTGACTTTACTCCTGCAGGGGAAATGGGTACAGACAAACTCGCTAACTATATGAGGAAGCTCACCCCTGGTGAATTCATTCGCAAGATAAATAAAAAAGACAAGGACGCTTAGTAAAATGAATCTCAACGACCTACCAGATATGTCAGATGCACTGAAACAAGTGCAGATGTACGAAGCAAAGAAAAAAGGAGATGGCAATCTCGCTAATAATGCTGTCCCCTATGACAAAGTAACCAAAGCAGACATTATTGTTGGTGCTGTTGGTCGTGACGAAAAGGGTGGCAAAGCAAAACCCAAAGGTCATGACTGTGCAAAACTTGTCAAGTATGCTCCCGATGGTGGCGTAAAAGAAGAGTTTGAAACCATTCCTGAGCAGCACACTCTGCTGGAAGATGGCACTGTAACTCACTACGACATCACCGATGGCGAATGGATTTACGAAAACGTCCCTGTCGAAGAACTTGAGATTGTAATCTCTGAGAAGCATGAGCACTTCGTTAACTACGACAAGAATGCTGAAGTTCTTGGCGAAGATGCTAAGTATGACCGCAACCGTAAGAGAGCAGCACAAAGAGCAGCAGCAAGAAATGCTGCAAGAGATGCTGGTAAGACTGGTGTAGTTCCTGGTGTTGGTTATGTATCTCCTAGAAGGGAGAAAGAGACCTATGTTGATTCTGCAGGTGTAACTCGTCATAAGTCTGGTGCTAAGAATGAAGCATTTGCATTCTCTGATGCAGAATGGGAAGAGTTGGCAATGCTCGGTGAAGAGATTGATGCTATGACCGATGAGGAGCTCATCGACTTCATGGAAGAAATCATTCTTGAAGTTGCTGAAGATGACCAAGACCTCCTCGAAATCTGTGAAGCACTTGAAGAAGTTGAAGTTCTTTCTGAAGACCGTTATGCTGATGCTGCTGCAGCATCAAAAGCAAATTCTCAGAAACCCGAAGTTAAGGCAGCAAACCGTCGTGCTCGCGTTGAGCGTATGAAGTCTGCTGCTAAGGGTGCTGCTGAGAGAGTCGGCAGTGCTGTTAAGGCAGGTGCTAAGATGGCAGGTAGTGCTGCTAAGAAGGGTGCTAAGGCAGCAATCGGTGCTGGTGCTCGTGCTGCTGGTCACGCTAAGGGTGAGTTTGAAGCACAACGCATCAAGTCCAAGCGTGCTGCAATGGAGAGAACTCCTGCTAAGAAGAAGGAAGCGTCTAAGTCTTCTGACGACGATGGCACTGGCGGTAAGTTAGATGCGCTTCTGAAGTCTACCCGTGGAACTTCCAGCAGTTCTGATAGCGGTTCTAAGTCTGGTGGTGGCGGGGAAAGCAGCAGTTCTTCTAGTTCCAGTGGTCCTGGAATCCTGAAGTCTAAGTCTTCTGAAAAAGGTTCTACCCGCAAGGCTGTTGGTGGTGCTCTCAAGAGTGCTGCTAAACTGGTTGGTAAAGGAATCAAGAAGGCAGTTGGTAAAACTGCTCGTGCTGTATCCAGCGGTAGCGACAAACTCGCTAAGCGTCTCGGTGAAGAGTATGAGCATATTGCACACCTCTATGAGTCTGGTCTCTTCTCCATTGAAGAGATTGAGAACGTCATCGAAGAGCGTTACAAGGGTAAGCACGGTCAGTCTGACAAAGAGTATGCTGACTCCCGCTCCTCTGGTGGTAAGATGGTCTCTGGTGACTCTAAGCAATCTGGTGCTGAATACACCCATGGTCGCAGAGTCAAGGCAGCAAACCCTGGTATGCAACCTGATGTAGGTGGCAAGACCAAACCCAAGTCCCAAGGTAAGATGGATCGTGGCACTCGTGCTGACCTTGAATACCGTAAGGCAAACCTCGCAAAGAAAGAAGAGGTTGAGTATACTGAAGAAGGTTACAAGGAGATTGACCGCGACAAAGAAAACAGAATGTATCGTCGTGCAGGAAATCTTGCTCGCACTTCTTTATCTTCTACAGGTAAAGCAAAGAAGATTGCACAAGACAAGTCTGCTAAGATTGTAAGTGCTATCACTTCCAAGAAAGAGCGTGAGCGTTTTGATCGTATCGGTCAAGACCCCAAGCATCAGAATAACTATGGAGGTTGATATGCTGAGTTTTAAAGCACTTTCTGAGAAGAAAACTAAAATCAAAATCAATCCTAAGCAATCTGAAATCACTGAAATGGAAAACAATCACGGTGAAGACTGTGATTGTATGAAGTGTGAAAAGAAGCGTAGGAAGGAAGGTGGTGAAAAAGAAGTTGCCACCGAAGCAAAATATTATGACCCTATGGATGATGATACCTTTGACCATGACGAAGCGGAAGCAACTCGTGGTCAGTCTGGTAAAAACAAATCCATTACCATCAAAAAG